TGAACACTTTGCTTGGAATGAATCGGTGGGCAAGAGTCAAGGAGAAGCGAGAAATGCAAAAGGAAGCGATGATCGCCATCGAGTCCGCATTATCTCAAAGCGAGTCAGGATCTGCGACCCGGACAACCTTGTTGGGGGAGTCAAGTACCTTGTCGATTCGCTCCGGGCTGCGGACATTATTCCAGAAGATGACCCTAAAGCGATCACCCTCGAAGTCAGTCAGGAAAAAGTCAAAACCTACAAGGAAGAAGAGACGTGGGTAGAGGTGAGCATTCATGACTGATTTCGATACAAGCTTGGACATAGGCAAGCAAAGGGAAGACCATCTAATTGCGTTCTTCCAATCTTTAGGACACAAGCCCATAGCAATACCGGGCAAATTCACAGGATTTGATTTCTTCCTGGCAAACACCAAGGAAGGATATGAGGTAAAGCAGGATTGGAAGGCGCACTACTCTGGCAACCTAGTAGTAGAGGTGGAGATGTATGGCAAACCATCTGGACTCATGGGAACAACCGCAGATTGGTGGATCTTCGACACAAAAACGGAGTTTATATTTATTACTCCAAGGAAGTTAAAAGACTTAATTGTGTCCTTGAATCCACCCCTGCGGATCTTCACCGGGAAGGGTGATACCCAGCCAAAAAAGGCATACTTAATACCCGTAGAAACCATTAAAAAATACTCATCTCGTACACTTTTACGGGATCAAATACTACAAACAAATACATATAAACACATATGAGTTTACTTAATAAAACAATGAATAAAATAATATTTACCGCAATGTTTATCACCGCAACCTTGACCTGGATGTGGATGATTTTTGCATGGTTGGTCGCAATAATAGGAGGATAAAAATATGTCAGAAGAAGAAAAAGAAGAAGGAAAAAGTTACACCACATCGTTCCGATTAAACGAGTCCGCAAACGCAAGATTAATGTTGTTTTGTGAGCTTACCGGAATGAGGAAATCTGAGGTCGTAAAAGCAGCAATTTCACAGTTCATTGCACCGACCATTCAAAATGCCAATGTAATACCCCCGTATTACAATCCTCGCGCGCACACGTGTGTAGATAATGTTATTATATCTAAAGATATAATGAAAAATAATACAGAGAGCAAAAACGAGGATGCAAAAAAAGAGCAAACTCATGCATGGTTTCAAGCATTCTGGGAAGTATGTAAAAACCAGCAATTTGCAAGACGTGTTGTCAAGACTATCAGATTGAATTGGGATGATCTCTCACAGCTTGATCCCAAGATGGTTGCAGATAAATACAACGAGCATTTCCATGCTAAAGGAAATTATGCAAAACATCCAAACTCTTGGCTGAATGATGGAGGGTATGATAACCACGTGGATAATTCTATTTCAACGCAAGGCTTGAATTTCGATATCACAGAAGTACACCCAGACGAGTGAGCATAGATTATGAATTAGCAGAACAAGCAGTTCTCTCAAGCATGCTGCACGATGAGAGTGGACTTGCAACCGCACAAGCAGGTGAAGCGTTAACCAAGAATGATTTTTCTAGCATGGATCGTGGAACGATCTTTGAAACGTGCCTGCGTCTTTCTCCATGCAATGAGATAGACTTGATCATTGAACATGCACACTTGAAAGATGAGATATTGTTTTTATCTGAGAAGTATGGTGGTGGATCAATTGAAAGATATATTGAATATTTAATAAACCATCGCAACACACGAGCAGTTGAACTTGCTTTGTTTCATGCGAATGATGATTTAAAAGCAAGCAAGCCAGCTGAAGAGATTAGTCAAAGCTTTGTTAACCGGGTTGCAAAATCACTTAGTCAACGCAAAGGCGTGGTTGCATGTGGGCAAGCAAGCAAGCAAGCATACGCTGAGTTTCTCGAAGTAGATGCAGGTGGTACACAAGCAATCCCAACAGGCTTGGAAAAACTTGATACTATTCTTGGAGGTGGATTCAAGAAAGGAAGCCTGTATGTGCTTGCAGCACGCCCAGGAGTAGGGAAGAGTGCATTAGCCATACAAATGACCTATGAGACTGCAAAGCGTGGATTAAGGGCAAGCTATGCAAGTCTTGAGATGTCTGCAAGTGAGTGTGCTGGTAGATTACTTTCCAATGCTAGTGGAGTACGCAAACCTACAGGCAAGGGATTTCTCAATGCAGGACATAAGCAAAAACTTGAAACACAAGTGCAAGCCATGCAAGGTTGGCCTATTACTTTCAAGGATGACAACCAAGCAACCATGCAATCAATTGAAGCATTCATTGCTAAACAAAGGCTTGAAGGTGAGCTTGGTTTAATCGTTGTCGATTACTTGCAGCTCTTGAGCGTGCCTGGCATGGATAGCAGAGTACAAGAAATCTCATTAATTTCACGTGAATTGAAAAAAATGGCTATGATGTATGAAGTACCTGTGCTTGCATTGAGTCAGTTAAATCGTGCGCTAGAATCTCAAAATAGAAATCCCATGCTATCAGACTTGCGTGAGTCAGGTTCAATAGAACAAGATGCAGATTGTGTGCTTCTCATGCATCGTGAGAAAGAAGTAGATCCCACCAATGATGATATCATTTGCAATGTTGCAAAGAACAGAAATGGAGAGGTGCGTGCAACCAAGCTTACCTTTACCAAACCCACAGGTCGTTTCTCGACCCGTGTGGATGCCCGGTTGCATGATAAGAAACCATTTTAGCGAATGACATACGAATACATTGTATGCCATATGATATCGTTAGAAGCCCGTAGAGAGCGTTTAAGGGTGTCTTTGTATAAAAAGAAGGGTAACATACCCATGTAGGTGTTAAAACGCTTTCTCGTTAAGCTATAGGGTAGAGATTAAGTTTCTCCTTCACTAGACTCAAAGTTTGGATCTAACCTTGGATCTGTTTCATAGATCACCTCACGCTGCATCTCTTGTTTCTCCTCCCACGGGAAAACACTAGCCTCCGAAGTTTTTTTCACGATATTTCTATGGCGATTTAACATGTCTACAGTTTCCTCACCAAAGATTCTCCTAATCTGTTCATCTGTACCATCTTCTGTACATTCCAGCCATTTGATGGATTCTTTCAGTGCTTCTGTTAATTCTTTGATTTTGTCCAAGTTTGTACTGTTCATGCACCCTCCGAAGTTTTTGTCAAAGTTTGTATTTCTCTTTTTGTTGACATCATACTTGCAAGATATCCCTTGCGGTATCCTAGTTCTGCCTCTACCTCTTTCTGCCATTTGTCAATCCATGCCTGGTCATCACCATGCACATGTGCTTGGCTGCGTTTAAAAGGTATAGTTTCATAAAGATCCGCTTCAAGGTCTTCAATTCTTTGCTCTAGTTCTTCTCTTTCTAGTTCTTTCTCGTTGTAATAGCTCATAGTATTTTTAGTTAGTATTTCTCTTGTTAAGTTTATTGATCCATGCAAGCACTTTCGGCACTAACTTGAGCGCTAAGAATAGCGCCAAGCCAAGTGCGAGCTTTGGGAGTATGTCGTTGTTATCTTGTTTGCTCATAACTTTTTTCTCTTATTTTGGAATCTAAACTCATAAAAAGCAGATTCCTCATTATCTTTGTCAAAATAGACAACACTTATTCCATCGTGTTCGCATTCAAAATCCTGTGCTTTGTCAGGTAAATATTCGACTAAATCATCCCCCCAGCAATACAGGTCACCTCGATGCCTAGATAAAACTTTATTACGCTTTCCGCTTTCTATTTTCCTAAGTGTCCACTCGCCATAAACTTCTTTATCCAGAGGCAACACTACAGGTTTGTCCCAGTCTATTGTCACCCGTACAGACATAATCGAGTTATTAGGGAATCGCTTATGTACACTTGCGTTGGTTTTGAACTTTCTACTAGAACAGACACGCAATAAACGTTCACCTAATTGACGATACCATTCAGTTGAATCGTTTTCGTTTTCTTTTGGTTCAACACCTTTCGCGTGCCAACCATCTTCTTTACTGATTAAATACCAAGCTTTAAGATGATTTTTTGTTGGTAATCCTTTTAATAATTTAGGTACTACATTAGCACCAAAAATACATTCTTCTATTTCGCAATAAATTGTTGTTTTCATTCTGTTTCTCCTTCCACCTTATCCAGGATTGCACGCAAGTTATCTCTTTCGAGATCCGCGCCACTATGGCCTTCCATGATTAAAGTACTAAGCAATTGCTCAAAGAGTTTGCATTGTTCTAATAGCTCCGGCGCTGCTGCAATTAGGCGTGCGTTTG